ACGAACGCCAATTTCCTGGCGTGGCTCGCGTCGCTCGGCAATCGCATTCCGGCGCCGGGCGATTGGCCAGCGGGCTACGTGCAGGCCGGCTTCGTCGCCGCGCTGGGCACCGTGCGCAACTGGATCGAGGGCCAGTTCTGCGCGCTCAAGGATGAATTTTTCTGCGCCTCGGCGACCACGACTCTCGATCTCTGGAACGCCGAATACGGGCTGCCCGACAATTGCGATCCGTATCCGAACCTCTGCGCCAAGGTTGGCTATTTCGGCTCGCCGCATTGTGCATCGTGGGTCGCCTTGGCCGCGTCGCTCGGCTGGTCGATCGCTTGTTCGGATTTTGGCGGCGGCACTCAGGCCGGTTGCTGCCATGCCGGCAATGCTCTCGCCAATCCGGGCGTGCAGGCGACCATCGTCACCATCACGGTGTTTCTCGATTCCAGCGGCGCCTATGGGATACCCATGTCGACGCCCTCGCGCGCCGGCGTCTTTCTTGCCGGGCAACAGCAGCAATGCCAACCCGATATCACATCGCTTGAGTGCGCCTTCCAGCGCATTCTGCAGGCGCATCTAACGGTTAATTACGTCACCGACAACTCTTCCGCCTTTGTCGCCCTGGTCGCCCGCGGCACGGCCGCAGCATCCGGCCGGGCCCGCATCAGCATCTAGCTGATTTTTTCCTTTCCCACATCGCGGTAGCACTCCATGACCGATCTCTTCGGCCCGGCCAATGCTGCAAACTCGGTCACTGCCATGCCCGCGGACTCGCGGGTGTTCGGGTCGAGCAACACCTTTTTCAAGGACTGCTCCTCGCCGACCGCGAATGATGGGACCGCCTACGGCGCTTCTTTTTTCAATTTTCTGCTGCAGATGCTCCGCGCCGCCGTCACCGGCCAGAACATCCCGCAGGACAATACCAATGCGAACATGCTGCTGCAGGCCATCCAGGCCGCAGCGCCGCCCTATGCCGCCGATATCGGCGCGCAGAATGCGCTGATCGTCAACGTCAATCAGCCGGGCTTCACGCTCGGCGCCGGCTCCATCATCCGCACCAAGGTCGCCTATACCATCACCGGGGCGGCGACCATCCAGGTCTATAACGGCGCCAGCAATCTCGGCACTTTCAACCTCACGCGTTCCGACTTGAGCGCGCTCAATCCTTATGACCTGGTCGCGGGTCAGATGGCGGCGCTGACCTACGACGGCACCGAATTCCAGATCCCGCGCGGCGACGCCGGCGGCACCGGCGACCTGAAATGGAAACTCGCCGGCACGACGCTCACCGGTTGGGTGCCGCTCAACGGCCTGACCATCGGCAGCGCCTCCTCGGCGGCGACCGCCCGCGCCAACGCCGATTGCCAGCAGCTCTACTATCTGCTCTGGAACAATTTCTCCAACACGCTCTGCCCGGTCACCGGCGGCCGCGGCGGCTCGGCCTCAGCGGACTGGACGGCGAATAAGCCGATCCAGCTGCCCGACTCGCAGTGCAAGTCGCTGATCGGCGTCGACGGCATGGGCGGCGCCGCGACGACGGGTCGCTTGAGCGGCGTGCCGATCACCGCCGGCGCCTCCAATATGTTCGGCTCGACGCTCGGCGAGTCGCTGCACGCGCTGGCGACCGGCGAGCTCGCTTCGCACAATCACGGCGTCAACGACCCTGGTCATAGCCACGGCGTCAATGATCCGGGCCACGACCACTCGGTCAACGATCCGGGCCACGACCACTCGCATACCGATCCGGGGCACTCTCACACGGTCCCTGGTTATGCTTCCAATGCTGGGGTTTTTGGGACCAACATCGAGGCCAGCAACCAGAGCACTCTCTGGGTCAACGAACCCACAAGCAGCGCCACGACCGGCATCAGCAACAACTCATCCGGCACCGGCGTGAGCAACAATTCATCGGGCACCGGCGTCGGCGTCGATACCGCCGACACCGGCATTTCGACCCAAGCCGCCGGCTCCGGCACCGCGCACAACAACACCCAGCTTTCGCTCACCGCGGTCCTGTTCGCGCGGCTCTGATCTTATCGACGCTGATCGACGAAACGACCGAGTTTTAGTTCGATGTGCGATGATGAACCATTTGCTCTAATGGAGGGATCGGAGCTCTTGGTCGCAGCAAAAGATCACTTACGCATTCGTGCCGCATCAAATTGACGTGCAGAAAAGTTTGCGGGTCATGCGGCAAGGGTTGCGCTCGCTCGCGATGAAAGACCTGCAGCACGTCGAAATTTGACCAGATCGACGTGGCGAAGGTCAGCGGATCGTAATGGTGCAGAAGCAATGTCCAAGGGCAGAACTCCATAAAGACTAGGGGTTGCGCCTCTGCGATCAGTCGGCGCGCTCCGGCCAAAACATTTGGTTCAAAGCCCTCTACATCTATCTTGATGAAATTTGGCGCGCCGAGACCGAGATCGTCTAATCGGACAGCCTTGCAGGCTACGGTGCCGCGGTTGGCGACCGACCACGGCCCATTATCGCTGAATGAGAGCGGGCCGGAGAAATCTGCTACCGCCGCGTCGATCACCTCAACATTGGTAATCGCATTCGCTGCGAGGTTTTGCCGGAGACACTCTTGCGCCATGGGCTGCGGCTCGAACGCCACGACGCGGCAATCAGGGCGCAGGACCGCAACTGTAATGGCGGTCAAACCGATATGGGCGCCAACGTCGAGGCATAACGATCCGCGAGAAAGCGTCATAGCCGCCGCTGCGATCGCGGTTTTATCTGCTCGCCAGGTCCGCAAACCGCGCCAGCGTCGCAGTCCGCGCATGTAGTTCGAATGAGTGCCGACGAGCCTTAGCCTTCGCGAGCCGACATAAATCGAGGCCTCGTTTTCGGCGGATCTCAAGAGCGTCGTCGACATTTGGCTGATCGCATCCACGCGGGCGGTTTCCTTCCGTAGCCAAGCTTAACAGCCGCAGGTTGTCGCTGGCAACCCGGCAAATTCCACCTACGCATCCCTATCAAGGAGAACGAGATCATGAGCGGTCTATCCGACTATTCGGCCGAGAACGTGCTGAATTGGGAAACCGGCAATGCGCCGATGCCGGCGCTGGCGTCGCGGTTCTTGGCGCTATTCGTCGCTCCACCGACGGCGGATGCCGTCACCGGCGGCATCGAGATGGCCGGCGGAAATTATGCCCGCGTCCAGGTCGCGGGCGAGATCACGGCGGCTGGCGCGATCTCGACCTCGAGCGCGACCATCACGATGCCGAATGTCAGCGGCTATCCCTGGGTGGTTGCAGGGATGAACGTCTACGACATCACCGCGGGCAAGCAGATCGGCACGGTGCTGACCTACACCGGCACCACGCTGACGCTGACCGGCAACGCCGCGAATGCTGGTTCTGGATCCACGGACTCGCTGGCCTTCTCCGCTTGGCCGGCGGCATCGGCGTCTTCGGGGAATGAGCCGGCGACGGCTCCCGCCAATGTCACCAATTCCGGCGCCGTCGTTACCTTTCCGCAAGCCGCCGGGACCGAGCCATGGGGCGGCGCTCTTGCGGCTGGCGCCTCGTTCACGACCGCTTCGACCACGATCACGATGGGAGCCGCGGTCCCGAGCTGGGTCGTGGCTGGGGCCAACGTTTACGATGTGACTGCTTCGGCGCAGATCGGTACGGTGGCGAGCGTCGCCGGTTCGACCGTTACCCTCTCGGCTGCGGCGGCCCATGCATCGTCCGGTTCGACTGATTCACTTTTGTTCAGCGCGCCCGCAGTGGCCTGGGGCCTATTCGACGCTTTGTCTGGCGGCAACCCGATCACTTGGGACTATCTCGGCAACAACAAGTGGATTCCGTTCTCTTGCACGTTGGCATCGCCTGGCGTGCTCACTTGCGACTCCACTTCCGACGCACCGGCCAACGGCTCCTCGATCGTGGTGACGCAGAAGTACGGCGGCACGCTGCCGACAACCGGCGGCTCCTGGTCTGGTCTGTTGACCACGGCGAACCTGTCGGGCGCGACGTTCACCGCCGGCGTCAACACCACCGGGATCGGCGGCGGTCAGTTCCGCCAGCTCACCCAGCAGCCGATCTCGATCAACGTGACGGCGAGCTTCGCCACGTCGACCTTCACG